ACAGCTTATGGGTGTGGCTCAGCTATTGCATCTAGCACTATGTTTGTTGATATGTTAAAAGGTAAGACTATACAAAACGCAAACCAAATAAAAGATAAGGATATAGCTGAAGCTTTAGATTTACCAGCTATTAAATTACATTGTAGTGTATTAGCAGAAGACGCTATCAGACAAGCAATAGAAAATTGGGAAAATAAATTATAGGAAAATGATATGGATTGGTTTCAAAATAGAACAACACAACTAATTGCTCTTGCAACAATAGTTACAACTCTTGCAGGTTTTGGATATACAGGTGCTACTTATGTTAATCGCATAGCTAACCTTGAGGCTAAAATTGGTGGTTTAGGAAAAACAAAAGATGCACAAAATATTATAGAAGAAAGATTTGTTGGGATAGAAACATCAGTTGAATATATAAATAAAAGTATTGATGAAAATATTATGGTTGAATTAAAGTCTCAAGGCGAAAAGATTGAAAACATAAAAACAAATATAGCTACTATTAAAGCAGATATAAAAAGTTTAGAGAAAGAGATTAATAAACTAGATAATAAAAATCCATTAGCGGGGTAATAATATGAAATTTAGCTTAATAAAAAATGTAATCGGCGCAGTAGCACCAACATTAGGATCGGCTTTAGGTGGTCCTTTAGGTGGACAAGCGGCATCTGTTATTGCTCAAGTTTTAGGTTGTAAAACAGATCCAAGATCAATCAATCAAGCGATTCAAGAAGCAACTCCAGAACAAATGATTGAGCTTAAAAAAGCCGAGCAAAGCTTTGAATTGCAAATGAAAGAATTAGAAGTAGATGTCTTTAGCTTAGAAGTAGCAGATAAGAAAGATGCAAGGTTTAAGTTCAGCAAAGATTGGACAACTAGGATTTTAGGATTTATTACTATATTTGGGTTTATGTCTTATATATTTTTAGTAACCCTTCAACCACCAGAACAGAATAGTGAAGCACTTATTAATCTAGTGTTGGGATATTTGGGTGGTTTAGCTAGTGCTGTTATTTCTTTTTACTTTGGAGCTTCACATACACCAGAAAAAAAAGATGGCGATTAGAAAAACAGTATCAGATGTATCAGCAGACCTTCGAGAACACGAGGCAAAGTGTGAGGAAAGATGGAAAACAATTTTTGCAGAAACAGAAGAAATAAAAAAAGAAATAAACGATTTAAACAAGACTATAAGAATTGCAACTTTTGGAAGTATTGGCTTTCTGTCAACTCTTTTAATCGCTCTTGTATCAGGGACGATGAATATTTGATGCACATTTCTGACGCAGGGTATGAACTTATAAAATCATTTGAAGGTTGTGAACTTGAAGCATACCAAGATGCTGTTGGTGTTTGGACCATAGGCTATGGCCACACCAAAGATGTTGAAGAGGGGGAAAAATGGTCTGAAGAAAAAGCAGATTTTATGTTATGGCGTGAACTTGAAGATGAATATGAGCATTATGTTAATGCTCTTGTAAGAGTGCCACTTAACCAATGTCAATTTGATGCTCTTTGTTCTTGGGTGTATAACCTGGGACCAGCCAATTTAAAAAGATCTTCTCTTTTAAGATTTTTAAACGAAGGCAAATATGACGAAGTTCCAAACCAAATTAAGAGATGGAATAAAGCTGGAGGAAAAGTTTTGGCTGGGCTTACAAGAAGAAGAGAAGCAGAAGCTTTAATGTTTGAAGGAAAAGACTGGCAAAATATTTAAAGGAGTCTAAATGTCTGAATACTCCTCTAGGATATCATTAGCAGGAGAATATCTAGCAGCATCATTTTTGCTTAGATACTGTGACTCTGTAATACCTACTCCCAACGGGCACAAATCTGATCTAATTCTTGATCATGAAAACTATCTTTATAGAGTTCAAGTCAAAACTACAAATTCTATATACACACGAAGAAATAGTGATTATTATCGATGGGAGTTGCGAACAAGCAAAAGAACTGCTAATAACATTCGCCAAAATAAAATGGTAAGATATGGAAACGGCCAAGTCGACATGTTTTGTTTTGTTGCTTTGCCAATTAGTAAAGTATTTTTTGATGTCTATGATGGTACAAAAAATTTAACAGAAGTATCTAAAAGCATTAATACTTTAAATAAAATAGATTCAAAGGATTCTTTGCTTAAAGCTTTATTAAAAATAAATAAAATGCCAAAGCTAAATTCTTTAACCATTGATAAATGAAATAATATGCCTTTAACAAAATTTATATTTAAGCCTGGAATTCAAAAGGAAATGACTGATCTCATGGATAAAGGTGGGTGGACTGATGGTAACCTTGTTAGATTTAGAAAAGGTCTTCCTGAAAAAATAGGCGGCTGGCAAAAAACAACCGCTGAAAATTATGAAGGTACAGGTAGAGCTTTAACTGCATGGGTTTCCCTTGATTCAACTAAATATTTAGGGTTGGGAACCACATATAAATATTATATAAAAGGTGGAAATGTTTTAAATGATGTTACACCAACAAGAAAAACAAGCACAAACTCTATAACATTTTCAGCATCTAGTGGGTCATCAACATTAACTGTTACTGATTCTTCTCATGGCGCAGTAGCCAATGATTTTGTAACGATATCAGGCGCAGTTAGCTTAGGAGATGCAATAACGGCTGCTGTTTTAAATCAAGAATATCAAATTAGCAGAGTTACAGGCACAAACACTTATGAAATTATAGCCAAAGATACTTCTGGAGATGAAGTAAGCGCTACTGGCAGTGACAGTGGCAATGGTGGGTCTGGGGTTGATGGGGTTTATCAAATAAATGTGGGCTTAGATGTATATGTTCAATCAACTGGTTGGGGTGCAGGTACATGGAGTGCTGGAACTTTTGGATCTACTACTGCTTTATCTGAAACTGACCAGTTAAGATTGTGGTCACACGATGCTTTTGGCGAAGATCTTATTATTAATCCTAGATATGGAGGAATATATTATTGGGATAAAAGCAACGGATTAACAACTAGGGCTGTAAATATAACAAGCTTATCTGGATCAAATCTTGCTCCCACAAAGGGCATTCAAACAATTGTTAGCGATATAGACAGACACGTTATTGTATTGGGCGCAGATCCCATTAGTGAAAGCGCTAGAACAGGATCAATTGACCCTTTATTTATTGCATTTTCTGACCAAGAAAGCATTACTGAATGGGAGCCGACATCTACTAACACAGCAGGATCACTAAGACTTTCTTCTGGTTCTGAAATAGTTGGTGGATTAAGATCAAGACAAGAAATTCTTATATGGACTGATACTTCTTTATATAGTATGCAATTTGTTGGAGCTCCATATACTTTTGGAGTTAATTTGGTTAATGAAAATGTAGGATTGATATCTCCTAATGGGGCCATTAATGCTCCAGATGGAGTTTATTGGATGTCTAGAGATGGTTTTTATAATTACAATGGATCTGTAACCAGGTTAATTTCTTCTGTTTTAAATTATGTTCTTGATGACTTTAATTCAAATCAATCATACAAAGTTATTGCTTTTACTAATAAAGAGTTTAATGAAGTTGGTTGGTTTTACCCATCATCTTCTTCTACAGAAATAGATAGATATGTTTCTTATAATTATTTAGAGCAAGCTTGGAGTATTGGGCAGCTTTCAAGAACAGCTTGGATTGATGATGGTGTATTTGAAAAACCTACAGCAACTGGTAAAGATAATTCTGTTAACTATATTTATACTCATGAAAGCACAGATGATGCAGATGGATCTCCAATGGATAATGTGTATATAGAATCTGGTGATATTGATTTGAATGATGGTGATCAATTTGGTTTTATAAGAAGAATTGTTCCAGATGTTAATTTCTTTGGAGCAAATGCATCTGATGGCCAAATTAATTATGTATTAAAAACTAGAAATTTCCCAGGCGATTCACTTACAACTAAGTCAACAAGCGATGTAACAAGTTCAACACAACAAAACCATGTACGAGCAAGAGCAAGACAAATGGTACTTAGAGTTCAATCAGATGATGACGCAGATTCATCAGTTCGTACAGGTTTTAAATGGAGAATAGGAGCCAATAGATTTGACATTAGGCCTGATGGTAGAAGGTAATAATGGCAAAGCTTCTTGATACTAGGTTACCATTAGCATTAACTGATGTTGACGCAGACACATTTAATAGATTAGTTAGAATACTAGAGATTAATTTAGGAAAGTTCGATCCAAGTGCAACCCCGCAGTTTAATGATTCTGATATTACCACTTTAGCTTTTAATCAAGGTGATGTAATATGGAATACATCTATTGGTGTTTTACAGGTTTATGCTGGCATTGAATGGATACAGTTACATACTCCAATAAATAAACAAGGATATGAAGCTCAAGCATTAGTTGGTTCTGTTACAATAAAAATAGCAGGAAGCATAACAATAAGCCTTGGATCTGATAAAGAGTATTGGGGAATAGAAAAATGGTATACATAATTTATGACACAATCAAACGAATACAAATGAAAGAATGTGAATTAA